CAAAATCTGGAATATTCACAGCACCCTGCAAATGACCTTCTCTGTATTCTTGATTACTTCTTACATCTACTAATATTGCTCCTTGGGATACTTTGCTTTTTAGTTCTTCTATTGTTATATCTTCATTTTGTAAATTTCTATAACATTTTCTTCTACAAAACATTTTCATCCCCCTGTATATTATATTCTTTTCATAAAAAAAAGACACATCTCGTGTCTTTTAATTTCTATTCTTCAACTGGTGCTTCAACTGGGCAACAGTATTTACCGAACACATTATTTCAATATACTATTTATTGAATTTATTCTTCCTATATTATATACCTTAATAAATGTTTTTGTAAATATTTTTGCTATAATTCTTTCTTTCCAATTTAATTCATTTTTTACTACATTATATACTACATCTTTCATACAAATTCTCCTTTATTTAATTATTGAAGCTTCTGCATGATAGATATATCCGTTGTCGTTCACTATGGTGGATACTTTATGAAATGTACATATTATAATATGAAAATAAAAAAAAGCACCTTTGCAGTGCTATGGATATACTTTGTATAATTCTTCTATTTTTATACCTAATGCTTGAGCTATTATTATTGCCATTGATAAAGATGGTTCTTTTTCATTTCTTTCTATATAATTCAAGTGCGATTTTGATATACCTGTTTTCTTTGATAGATATTCCAAACTCCATCCGCTTACTTATTCTTATCTCTTTTAATAATATCTCTATTCTCATTTTCCACCTCATCAGTAGCTTTTACTGATTTCACTTATAGCATACATATTGTTCACTATGGTGGAAATGTAATATTTTCCTAAAATAAATAAGAGAAGTACAAAGACTTCCCTTTTCTCTTTTTGCGACCGGACTTTTTTCTATTCTATATATTTATTATAGCATATTAAATGCGCATAGTTTGTCGAAACTTGGCTTTTATTTAAAATTTATTCGTTGTTTGCTTCAAATCCATATTTTTCTAATATAGGTTTAAATAATTTGTCTTCCGCATCTTTTCTTGCTTTTATGGCGTCTTCTATGTTAGTATAATACCCTAAATTGTATCCTTTTTTTTTGAAACCTATATGGGCTACCCACTTCTTGCTCCTTTTATGCCAATTAACTCCCTGAACTCCACTTGTATTATCTCTCCTAATTTTTGACCTAATCGTATTTAAAGAAGTATCTTCTACAAAAGTTTTTTCAATCCTTAAACAACCACAGCTTTTTGTTTTTCCTGATAACAATTGTTCTGCATTAACAGAAACTTGTTTTCCACAATCACAATTACAGATTAAATGTGGATGTCTTTTATCTTTACTTTCTCTTTCTACAACAACAAACCTTCCAAATCTCTTGCCAATTAATTCTTTATACTCTTTAATATGATTTCTACTCATTTCAGCACATATACATTTTCTTGAACAATATTTCCTATCTTTATACTTTGATTGAAATGCAATTCCACAATTTTTGCAAATATAGTTATACAATTCTATTTCACCTCTATTATACAAATTACTATTTTATTATATCACACTTTTTAGTTTATGTAAAGCCATTATTTTCCGTTTTAAACCATTTTAATTTTCAACCCATATAGTTTCATACCCCAAAAACGCAAAAAAGAGGTAGACTAGAAATTAATCTAATCTACCTCATAATTTTATTTTACACATCTTGTATCAACTGCAAAACCTATTTTGTAATTTCCTGTATTTCCTACTTGGTATCTTACCATAGGCGCTCCATTAAATATTCCAAAGCAATCACATACTTCATATTTATTTAAACTTCCAATTCTTACTGTATGATTACTGTCTGCATAAATTGGCTCTACTGTTTTTCCATTCTTAAATTTAAACATAGGTATTTCCTCGCTTCCTTTTTCCTCTGCTACAGGTACTGTAGTAGTAGGTTGATTTAATTTTTTTGCTACATCATTTTTAAATTGTATCCATTCACTCTCATTATTAACGTAGTACAACGGACATTTCTTCCCAGTTACGTCGTAGTGTCTTATTATATTGTCTATTGTTAGATTATGTCTTTCGCAGATATCTGCACATAATTCTACTAAACTATTATATGTAACATCACTAAATTTTCCTGTTGTATCTGGATGGCATGTTTCTATTCCAATTGATTTTCTGTTCATACTATATGATCCAGCATGGAATGCAACTTCATCTTCTGGAATACATTGTACTATTTCTCCATTCAAGCCTACTACATAATGAGAACTTGCGTATGTTTTATGTGTAGTCTTTAGGTTCTCAAAATAGTTTCTATTTGCTGCAGCACTTGAACTAGGATTACCTACATAGTGTACAACTATGTTTTCTATTTTATTTTGTTTTTCTCCACTTCTTGAATATGGATTAATTGTTAACAATCTTTCTTCTATACTATTCATTCGGTTCACCTCTGTTATCTTGTTCAGCTAATTCCATTGTTTCTACAATTTCATCTTCCATAGATTATTCCTCCCTTGTTATTTTTTTTAAGTCTGCTAATCCTCCTGCTGACATTGTTGCAAATATACATGTTAATACTGTATCTAATGCATTCATACCTTCTACATTAAACACTATACATATTATACTTGCTATTATTGCTATAACTACGTTTTGTAATGGTATGTATTTGTTTGGTATTGGTGTTACTTTTGTTATTTGTCCTAATACCAATGTTACTGCTGTTACTATTAATGCTACTGTTATTTCCATATTAAATTCCCCCTTTAAAATATAAAGTTACAAGCCATACTATTGCACCGAATATCAATGTTCCTACCGAACCAGCAATCGCACCAAGTGTTTTATCTTTAATTAACTTTTTATTCTCAGTATATTCATTAAATTCTTTATTTGATAGAATATCTACTTTTTTATTAGTTTCATTTAAAGTTTCTTGCATATTCTTCATATTTATTGCCATTATATGTACATCTTCTGCTAATGATTTCGTTGATTTTACTTCTTCTTGTATTTCACTTAATAACAATTGAAACTTTTCATGCTCTGCCTTTGCTTGTGCTTGATATTCCATCAAATGTATAACTTCTTGTGTTAATTGGTCATTTGTCATATCTTTTCTCCTCAACCGTTTATTTCTTTAACTTCGTTGTTTTCAATCTTATGTTCTGTTTCTTTATATTCATAATTTGCTGTTTCTACATCTATCGCTTCATCATATATTTCATCCGTTCCCACTTTGTTTATCATATAACCCTCATCTGAATAGGTCCTGTATAAAGTTACTCCATCTTTTCTTGTTTTATATAATTCTTTTACTATCATACTAATTCACTCACTCCTTTTATTTGGTCTGCGTATGTACTCCAGTTTGTTGCTGTTTTAAAACTATCTACTAAATTATCTGGAACATAGATATAACCTGTTCCACTTGCAATTGGTGTTGAAGTAAATACATTGGTACTGTTTAAAGTTGGTATACTTGTTATATTAGGCATAACAAATTTTTGTAAATTAGTACATCCACTAAAAACCCTAGTTCCCATTTTCACCGTTGAACCTGGCCAAGTAATTTCTGTTAAACCTGTACAGTTTTGAAATGCATTATTTCGAGCCATTTCTAATTTACTTGGCATTTCGGTTATAGCTAATTTTGGACAATCACCAAAACAACCCATTCCAATCTCTTCTACTTCTGATGGTAATTTAGTTATGGCTAGATTACTACAACATTGAAAAGCATAATTTCCTATATATGTTACTTCCTCTGGTAAATTTACCTTACTGCAATAAGAAAATGTACTTGTGGTATCACTACTTCTACAATATAAATAATAATCAGGTATTTCCGTCATACCCACAATAGAAACATCTACTGGATAGCCATTTTCATCACATTCGTTTATAATTATTCCTTTTGTTGTTTCTTTAATTTCCAAATTTCCATCAGTTCCAAAGATATTTACTCCACTTCTTATATTTTCTGGAATTAAATCTGTATCTTTATTTATTGTTACTTTTGTGATGTATTTCCCTGTCGTGTTTGTTACTTCAATTGTATCTTGTAAGCTAAAGTCCAGCTCTATTTCTACTTCTTCTGTATTTATTTTTTCTACACTTATATTTTCGTATAATCCATTATAAGCCTGCGTTGTTTCTTGTGGTGTTATATTTAGGTCTTGTGTTTCTATTGCTTTTACTATCACTTCATCGAATAATCCCTCTTTAATTTGCTCCTCTTTAGATGGGATTACTGTTACTTTTTCAGCTTCAATTCCTTTAACAGTTACATCATCGTACCCATATTTATTAGATTTAAATTTTTGTTCTTCTAGCGTAGGTGTCACTGTTATGTCTTCTAATTCAGGATATTCTTTTACAATACTAGCATTTAATTTACCTTCAAGAGTATTTTTTACTTCTATCATTTTTTGTCTCCTCCTTCTGGTAATAATGTTAGTATTGCAGGGCCTTCTTCTTTCTCATACCCTACTATTGTTTGAGTCTTTGGAGTATCTGGATGTAATTCGATTTCATACCAATAGTCTTTTGGTTTATCTATCAATTCTCCAATTTTCATTTCATCTGCCGTTAGTTCTATTAAAACTTCTGTTGATGCTTCACATATATCAAAATCTTTTTCTAGAAATACATTATCAACATTTTTTCTTTCAAATACTTTGAATCTTAATACATCTCCTGGTTGAAATAAATAATCGGTTCCATCAGTATTTTTTGTAGTTACTGTTAATGGAAGATAATTTCCTCTAACTATTTCTATATTCTTTCCGTTTATTTCAATCATACCTTTATCCCTCCTTTTAAAATAATAAAAGAAGCCTTTCGACTTCTTTAATCTGTTGTTTTTGTGTATTCTATTCTTTATATCCTATAACTTTGTTTATATATAACTGATTTAAAGTATCTTGGATTATTTCTGATGACTTTTGATATTTGAATAAACGACCTGTTGCTTTGACTGTTAATATTGTTCCCATATTTACAAACTGCTTGGCTATAAATATATAACCATTGTCATCATCTACCCCATTGTCTATTAATACAGAATTACAGTTAATAACATTTGAATTGCTAGGTACTTTAACGCTATCATTTTCCCCTGCTGCTGAAGAAAAGAATACCTCTATATATTTATAATTATAAGTGCTATCAGCTAAATTTATATCTCCAATTTCAGAGCCTTGAAACAACACTACTTCTTTATTTTGTTTGTAAAATTCTTCATATATACCGTTATCATTTTTTACATATATTTTAGGTTCTATATATTCTTCATGTTCCGTTGCTGTTGAATCTTGTTCTAATTGCATCCAACTGTCATCAGCCATATTAGTTGCGTGATATACACTTATCATAATATATTTAACATTTGTATTAGTGATTTTAAAACTGTTTAATATGTTGTTATGATTAAGCATTTCTATATAATTAAAGTTTTCATCAAAACAATTAATCCATCCTGAGTTTGTACCTAACGAATGAGAAAAAATGTAATCTACATTTAATTTAACTTTTATATATTCTGTTCTTCCAAAAACAGTTGAGCTTACAAAAGTATTTCCTTCATTGTCGTAATGATTATTTGTATAGAAATTACGAATTAAATTCTTCCCCTTTTGCATCCATACTTTTTCTCTATTATCTCCTGTTGGTTCTGTTGCACTTACTACTACAAGCTTGTCCTGTATTTGATTTAAATTTTCTGCTGTTATAGGTATATTTGTACTTGGTAAATCTTCAAATAATTTCATTCTATTCACTCTCCTTTTTTTAACTGTTACCTGTAATTCTTTTTGTTTTTCCATTTGTACAGATTTCTATATATCCCTCATGAGCATCTATATTTATATAATTGCCGTTACTACTTTCTATATATAACCCTTTTTTCTGTAAATAGGCTCCCATTCCATAACCCAAATAATCCCAAGTCATGTTAAAATTAGATGGATATAATTCTATTTCATCTCCACTATAGTCTTTAATTGTTAGTGCAGGTGTACCATCTTGGCTATTCAACGTGATATTTCCATATTTATCTATATTAAGAACATCGCCCTTTATTGAAATATTATGACTTGATATATTGATTTCGTTTCCTGCTAATAAATTTAGAACGTCATTTGCAGACAAATTTATTTTGTTAGCATTAATTCCGACCGCTTCAGCAGATTGATTAATTTTTGAAATAATTTCATCATTTCCCACCTTCTTTGATACTGTACTTGATATACTATCAGTAGTTTGTTTTATTTCAGACTTAGCTGTTGTTAGTTCTGTTTTTGTTGCATATGTACTATTTGCATTAGATTTTGTTACATATGTGTTAGCTACTGTACTTGTTATGCTACTAGCACTTTGCTGAATCTTACTGCTTACTTCTTCCGATGTATCATATCCTTCTAATTTTTGATTTACACTTGATGTTATCTCATTCGCTTTTACACTTATTGCAGAGTTCATTTGTGTTGTTGTAGGATAACTTGTCAGCTTTTTGTCTACACTTAAATTAATTTCACTTTCTGTTTGACTAATTTCACTATTCAATTCAGCTTTTGTGGCGAATTGTGTCGTGTATATGTTTTGTGCCATTAATCTTACAAATATATAAGCATTGTGATAACCTAACAACTCTATCGTATAATCTCCATCTGTTAATTCAATTCTTGGATATTCATACTCTATTGTTTTTGGATTTTCTAACACATACGTTGTTCCGTCTGCGTTGTATCCTACTCGTTTATTTACTGCACAGCTTTGAGCATCATAATCTAATATAAATTCATCATAGTTTTCCGCATCGTAATACAATAAGTCTGTAGGTAATTCATAATCAAAATACTCATTTGTTGTTGTATTTGTAAATCTTAGCGTTCTTACTTTTGGATATAACGTTTCACTTGGGAACAAGTTAGAATGAGGATACAAATATGATATATTCTCTCCTGTTGGATATATCTTTACATATATAGGCTCACTTTGATTTATTTTCTCGAAGCTTACTGTTCCATTTGTGCTTTCTTTTGATGTTGTTATGTCTGCTATGTCACTTATTTTAGAATTTAGCTCGTTTACTGTTTGTTCTACTACGCTTATCTTTTGATTTTGGTCATCTATTTCTTTTATAGCTTGCGTTATTTTGTTACTTTCTCTATCTACCTTTATGGTTAGATTTCTTATTTTTTCACTTGTCCCAGTCACTTGTGTTTCTTCTTGTTTTTTAGTAGCTACATCTAAATTATAGCCACCATACCAATCTCCATTATAGGTCAATTCATAACCTACTATTGTAGGATAATTGTTTATTCCATCAGTAAAAGTAATTATTTGACCCGCCATTATGTTGTAATCTATTGGGCAATTACTCGTACTGAAACTATAAAATTCAAATCCGTTTATTTCATTAAATATTTCTTCTACTTCAATTTGTTCTGTTATATAAACATTGTCTCCACTTAAATATAGAGTGTTTCCTGTTTCGTCTCCGTACTCATATTTTAGAGTACCTTGCTCGTAAACAACTCTAGTAATTATATGTTTTTCACCTATCTTAAAATCTGAGCAGTCATCTATACTTATTGTTTTTGCAGATGGTGTATTTTGCTTTATAAAATATAATCTTCCATCTTTTCCTATTTGTGCATACCCACCATTTAATTCAGCTATATAACCTATATATTCTCTAGCTGTTCTGGTATTGTCATACCAATTAATCCCCTTGTTGTAACCTCTAAAATCCATTGTAGCAAGTTCAATTCCTGCTTTGTTACATATATCCTGTGCTATTTCTAAAAGCGTTGCTCCTCCATTGTTGAAAATTTCACTTGCGTCATAGTTAAACTCTAAGTTTACCATCTTATCTGTAAGTGCATATTTATATTCAAAGTCATTTTCTTCTACTTTATCTACAACTAATGTTGCTATTAATTCTCCATCATTTTTTACCACTACAGTGTTAGGATGTGTTGTTACTACCTCTTTAGCAATTGATATATTATACGTATTTGATGCTGTACTTCCTAAATAAAAAGTATCACTAAATAAAGCAAAGTTTGTGGACAATTCTGTATAATAATCTTCATTTATTAACTTATCATCAAAATATATTTCCATTATTGACCACTCACTTTCTTGCTTTGTACTATGTTAAAAGACAGGCTGTTCCAAGTTGCACCTGTCTCTAGATTTTGTTGCATATTAACAGAAATTTTACTCACATATGCTTGGCACTCTAATATTCCATTTGTTCCAAACAATGGACTTTTTGCTTTAATATATAAAGGGTAGTTATTAATCATTTTCACTATTTCCTCCACTTCCGCTTCGGTTAAATAGTTAAATGTAAAACTACCCTTAAACCATTTTTTACTTACTATCTTTCTATTTAAATTTCCTGTTGTTATACTTCTATATGAATTACTATCTAAGTCTTCCCAATCTATCTTATATGCACTCGGAGTTTTCATTGTAGTATAGTTATCCTCAGCCTTAGCTTTTGCTTGCCATAACATACTAAATCACACTCCTTCCCAACTGTCTGCTTGTACTATTTATGTATTTTACTGAAGCTTGACCTACGTCTTTTATTGTTGTATATGGTGCTATCTCTATATTTCCTATCGCTTCTATTACTTGTTCTAATAAGTTATTTGTTTCTTCATTACTATTTCCAAAGTATTCTTGTGAATTGAATTTCTTAGGTACTACAGCTTCTCCTTTATGTATATATGCTAATTGGTCTTCTGGTACATAGTTTGTTCCAACATTTAATAATGGAATCTTAGGAATTGAAATGTTTTTCATTGTCCAGTTTTTACCTAGTATTTTCCCTGCTTCTACTATCAAACTTCTTATCGGATATAAAACAGCATTGATTGCTGCAGTTGCTCCATTGATTATTCCTATTAGTATATTTACTATTCCTTTTCCTATATTTATGAAACCATTTTTAAAGTCTCCCTTAAAAATCATTAGTATTCCATCAAATACTTGCTTTATTCCAGTAAATAAACCATCAAAAACATTTAGTACTACTTGAATCGCTCCTTTAAATATTTCTGCAATCCATTGTCCAAAGAAGCCAAAATTGTCTCCTATCCAATCCATTTTGCTGTCTATCCAATCTATTCCCTTTTGTAAAAAACTCTTTATTTTTTCCCAATTCGATATAACTAATCCTACTATTACTGCAATTGCTCCTCCTATTATCAGTGGAACATTGCCAATAATTATTCCTAATCCTAGTATAATAAGTCCTATATCAGTTATAATTTCTCCGAATTTCTCCCAAGTTGGGTCTTTTAAGTATTCTAACAAATCTCCAATTAACTCAATTACACCAAAAATCAATATTCCTAGTCCTAATGCTTTTATTCCGCTAAGACCTAATTTTATTGCCTTTACTCCTATAGCAACTCCTCCTAGCAATCCTATTACTGTTGGTAAATTTCCTTTGCACCATTCTCCAAAAGCTTTTATTGTTTCAGCCCAAGGTAATTCTACATTTTGAATACTTGCAAACGGATTAGATATTCCTGTATCTATGTTAGATCCAGCATCAGTATCTAAATTATTTAACTCATCAAAGCCTGCTAGCGATTTATTTAATCCTTTCGCACTTTTGGTAGCTTTATCCATAGATTTTGCACTAGCTTTTGCTAATAAATCTACTCCAGTCAATGCCTTAATAAATATGTTTATATAACCTACTGCTTTCATTAGAATATTAGCAATTCCCTCAATTATTGGTGCAAGCATCGCTCCTAACGATGCCCATACGCTTTGTAATTTATCAGCAAGTGCAGTGTCTTGTGCTAAATATGCCGAACTTGCTTTGCTTACCAAGGCCCATATACTACGAATACTAAACAAAGACAAGCCAAATCTTTTGATTTTAGAAGTCATTTTTTCTAGTCCTTTTGTCAGTAGTGATGTACTTTCTGAAATTCCTGTAGATAAATTTGGTGCTTTTAGTGCGTTTAATTTGTCGTTTAAATTATCCACTTTTATACTAGCTTTTTCAAACTGTAGATTTGTCTTTTCTATTTCATTTTGCAATTTCACATATGGTTTTGTTCCTATTTGCCAACTTTGCATACGCGACATTTCTGCATTTAATGTTTTTAACTTATTCCTTAGCATTTCAGCTTGGTTATGAGCTAATTCAAATTCTCTTGTTAAGTTATTTACTTTCACTTGTTTAGACATATCTATTTTTTTATCTTCTATGCCTTTAAATGCATTTTTTACTTTATTTATCTTTTCGTTAAATTTCTGCATTATAAGTTCCAATTCTATTCCGATACTTTTCGTTCATTATATGTATCCTTTCTGCCTTGCCCATTTCTCTTTTAAGAAATCAGGCATTGCTATTTTTTTCTTTGGCCTACTTAATTCTGGACTTGCTTCTTCTGGAGTTTCAGGATATTTATCCATCATCTGGCACAAGTTTCCTTGCTTCCATAGTTTATAGCTTAGTCCTTCTTTTCGTTGCTCCAAAGTCTTTTTTAATTCGTAAGGTGTCATATTGTACAGCTGTTCATATAACAAATCAAATTTTAATAATTCATCGTAGAGAATTTCAATATATCTTGTTATTGAATAATCCTCTACTTCTGCAAGTTTTTTCTTTTTGTAATCATTTCTACTTTTTCTTCATCTGTCATTTCTTTTATTTTGTTTCTTTCTTCTTTTATGTTGTCTAAATCCTCTTGTGAAATAACTCCACTTACTACTAGTGTTTCATATATAATTTCCATTACTATTCTTTCTATTGTGTACCCAGCATCTACTAATTCATCATAAAATCCGTACGCCATGTTTTTAGTAAAATTCTTTTCTGCCCCTGCTCTCATATGTTGCAATAATGTTATAATTGATGTAACAGAGCCTTGTTGTACATAATCAAGCAATGTGCAATTATATGTTTTTTCTATTTGTTCACAAGCACTTGAATTTAGTCTCATATTTATTTCGTTACCATTTAAATCAAATGTAAAATATCTCATATTTCCTCCTAATACAAAAATAAAACACTTACATTGTTTCTGTAAGTGTTTCTTATTTTTATTTTTTATAAATCTGTCCAATTTTTCATATATACTTTTCCATCTAAAAAGTATACATCTATAGCCTTAAATGTTAATGGTTCTTGATAATGTTTTAATACCATTGTACCTACTCCTGGAGTTTCACTTTCACTTGTAGATTCAGGTTCTCCTAGTATAACTTTTACCTGTTCTTCCGTCATTCCCTTTTCAATTTTGTCATAATTTTCTTTAGTTACAACAGAAGTTGTTGTGCTAGTTCCTGTTTCGGTAGTATTAGTTTCATCGCTAGGACTAACTACAGCTCCTATCATTCCCATAATTATAATTGCTATTAAAAAAGCTCTTAATACAGGATGAGTTCTGTCTTTTCCACATTTTGGACATTTCTTTGCACTACTACTTACTTCCGCTCCACATTCTTTGCAGTATTTCAATGCCATATAAAATCCCTCCTTAAAATTTATTTAATTTTATTATAGCATTATATTTTGTCGAATGTTGTCGAAGCTTGTAATAATATAATATTTTTTATTCTGCTACCGGTATTGTTATTTCTGGTTCTCCAATTGGATTTAGATGCATTGTAAATCCGTTTAAATCTCCATTACTTCCACCTTTAATAGTGTTTTTAACTTTACTCTTGAATTGTACTAAAATTCCGTTAGATAAAGTATATTTCCAGAAGTAGTCTTTCTTACTATCCTCTAAATCACTTGCTACTTTTATATTTGCAGTAGCTGATGGATTTTCCATATTAAATTCAAAATCATATTTTTGAACTGGTTTCAATCCTGGCATAGCTGTTTCAAATTCTGTGTTGTCTAAATCTGTAGTATCTATTGAATTTGGTTCTCCACCTATATCTGGAGTTGTTTTTAGGCCTCTTATTTTTGTAAATTCTCCACTTTCTGTTTCACTATATTCAAGTTTTGCACCATTCATTGCACTATAATTTTTCTCGTCTTCGTTCATAGTAACCTCCTCTATAATAATTTATTATTTATTTCATTGTAAGTTGTATACCCATTTATTTTCATTTTTTTGATATTATTATCTATTGATATATCTTCAGAATTACATTTAAAATTAAGCTCTTTAAGCTTTATTATAACTTCATCTGCAGCATTGTCTACTATCTCAGTAGTATTTTCCTCTGCTTTTACCCTTCTTGTTACATATCCTGTTATTGACACTCTATAAGTATAGTTATGATCAAAATCACCATTGACAAAATTTTTATTTACCTGATATCCGAAATAAGTTACATCGTCTTCTATAATATCATCTGATATTATTTCTCCACATTCAATTGTTTTTAGTTCTTCTAATTTGTTTTGTATTAATGCTCTCATAATGCCTCCTTTATAGCTTTGCTAATATTTTGTCGATATAATTCGATATCTTCTTCTAAGACTGGTTTCCAATGTGGTCTTGGCCTTTGTGCTTTTGCAACATAAAACTCTACACCATCAATCAAAATTGCTTTTCCTATTGGTCTGTCTACTTCATTAGCTGGAACATACCAATATCTATATTCACTTTCAAAAAATGTTTTTGTATGCCCTATATGTGGTTCTAATGCATAAATACCAGTTCCATTTTCTATCATTCTTCCAATAAGATATCCATCTTTGCTTTTTAAGTCTGTATATATTTCTGTTCTAATTCCGCCATTTTTATATTCAGTCTCTCCTTTTTGTATGCTATTAACATACTTTCCTGTAGAAAGTCCTGTTTTCTCTATAACATCCTTTTTCATTTGCTCAGCTGTTTCATCCTGAGATTTTATTAGCTTCTGTATTAGCTTTTTTTGAAACTTACTTAAATCTTTACCAAATTCATTTATTTTTTTCATACTAACTCTATTTCAATTCCTTTGCTATTCACTGACTTTATTTTATATTTACAATCATCAATGAATATAAAGTATTTGCTTATATTGTCATTTTTGTTGTTTACTTTAGATTTAAGCAATTCTTCTAAATTTGATAAAGGAGATTTTATTCTAAGCATATTTACAATATTAGCACCATAAATATTTGCACTTATTTGGTCATCTAATTCTTGTTTCGAAACTTCATAATTACCTATAGTCTCATATTCTTCTATACGGCTACCATTCTTTTGTTTGACCTGAATTGATTTCTTTAATGTTATTGTTTTTAAATATCTAAGTAACATTATTTCAACCTCCTTAGACCATTCTTCACAATATCATTTCTCATTTTATCAATAATATCTTCAAAAGAACTTGATACACCGCTTTCGCTTGTGCTCTGCATTCCCTCTGCTCCTCTGCAAAGATATATCGCTTTTGTAGCCTTTTTTATGTATGGGTATAACTTTTCATCTTCTTTGTTTCTATTAGAAATATTAGAGGCAACAGAACTGACTTCATTTAATATATCCTCTAAGACCTCTTCATCTTTATTATTATAATTTGCTCCTAAATCATTTATTATTTTATCTAACATTCTATTGCCTCCTTAATTATTGTTCTTTCTTTTTTGATGACTTTCTTTCTGTTTTGATTTCTTCATAGTCATTAGATTTTTTTATTTGTTCTAAAACAAATTCATTAGTAACTTTTAAAATTACACCTGTACGTTTGTTTCTGAAATCCATTTGTATCATCCTTTCAATTAAGCATTTGCTTTATAGAATATTAAGTCAGGCATAACTGCTTTTGTTCCTTTATAAGCAAATAAACCGAACGCTGTTGAATCAGATAATTGAATTTTTTCTGGATTTGATATAGATGTCATAACTGGTTGAGCTATAGCTCCTTTACACATTACAACATAGTCTACATCAGCTGGTAAAAATACACTTGAATATACTCTTACATTGTTAAATATTCCACCTTCCCAGTTAGCAACTTGTCCTAATGAATTTGAATTAGGAATAGCATTGATTTTGTTTCTTAATTTTCCATATGCAGATGGTTTCATAATAACTTCAATCATGTTTCTTGGAACACCTTGAACATAATCATTTTTTACTGTTTCTACTGTTTGAACAGCTAGTTCAACTTCCTCAGCAAAATCTGTTACTTCTGCTGGTATTTCTAATGCACTACCACTTGTTTTAGCTTCAGCAAAGAATTTAGTATCTAACTCTACCGCTAATCCATCTTGATGATTTTTTGTTCTTCTTTCTATTAATCCGTTTACTCCATACATTCTTAAGTCTTTTTCTTCTACTTCTTCTATGTATTCTGTATCATCATTGATAGCTATAACTACTGGTTCAGCTTTTACTTTGTCTGCAGCACCTGCAGCTCTTGCTGTTCCATATGTTTTTCCAGAAGCATTTACAAATCTTTTTGCTTCTACTGTCCCACTTGTTGGGTCTCCTGATAAATCAGTATTTTTTAATTGTGATGCTAAAGTAATGTGTTGTAAATTTTCAACAACCTTTCCGTATTCTTCAGCTAATTTTTCCTTTCCACTTGTTTGTAATTCTATTGATAATGCGTCAATTCTTGCCATATTTAATTCCTCCTTTTAATTTAAAATATTGTTGGTATTGGTTTAGGTTGGCCACCTGCCATACCACTTGTTTTAGTAATTGGAGTATCTTCTTTTAATTTTTCATTAACTGCTTTTTCAACAGCCTTATTAAAAACAGCCGATAAGTTGTCGATATTCTCGCTTAACTTTTCAGCTGTTACTGTTTTAAAATCAATTAAATTAAGTAGACTTACTTCCAATCCTTTTTCGCTTGCAATTGTTAATGCTTGTTCTTTTAATTTGTAAGCATTTAATTCTGCAAGTGCATTGTCTTTTTCTTTGTTTGCTTTTTGAGCTTCGTACTCTAGCTTTTGTTCTTTGTTCATTTTTGCTAATTTTTCAGCCTCTGATTTCTCGGCATCATTTATTTCTTGCCATTTGTTTTTTGCTGTTTCTATAGCTTTTTGAACTCTTCTGTCAAATTCTGCTTGATTTCCTTCTCCTTTTAAGAAGTCATCAAATGTTATTGGTTTTGTTTCTGTTCCCACTGGTTCAGTAATTGCCCCAGCATTAACATCTTTATTTGGTTCTTGACCTTCCATCTTTTTCTCCTTTTGCCCCAGCCATTGTATTTCTACCCCAGCCATTGCTTCTGAATTTTGTTTGTTTTATTAAGCCTAACTACAAGAAAAACGGCATGAAAAAAGAGCCTGTCGACTTGGCCCTTGATTTATAATTATAAAATTTTAATAACTTATTTATATAAAAATAGCACCTACCTTAAAGTAAGTGCTATTGGCTTAATTGTTTTTCTAAATATTCTTCGTATTCTTCCATTGTTTCTTTGTCATATTCCCAACCCTTAGGTTGTTTATTATATTTCTTTTTATATTCTTCTCTTAATTTATACGCTTTTTCAGATAATGTCATATTCTTTCAACAACCTTTCTCTAATTCTATCTAATGGTTTTATTTCTTTTATCAATTTTAGTGAATATTTATTGTTTGTAAAGTCTGCAGTTATTATATTAGCTACCACTTCACTATACTTTATATTATGTTTTTTCCATTTAGAACTATCATGATAAAATGCACCTCTTATTTGATTGTCTGTTACTGCTGAAAATATATCACTAATAGTCATGTTAAATTCGTATTTAGGATTATTCATAAACAAATCATTATACTTATCTTTTTGGTTCATTATCTCAATATTGGCTAAATTTATTTGATTTTCTATAAAATCTTGATGGTTTAAAATAATTCCTTTTCTCTTGTCTATCATATGTATAATCTCATGCGTTAAGCTTTCGCCTTTTTCATAACGTTCATAGTCTTTATGTTTTGGATTTATAAGTATTTTGTCTTTATCTATACTATATCGCATCGGTACATCCAAATTATTGTCTATGGCAGTATTTTCTTCTGTCAAATATGTTTCAAATAACTTACTAGTTTTACTGTTTAGTTTTACACCTTGTAGTAAAGGCTTTACTTCCTCACTTACTTGAGGTATATCAAGATTATACTCTGTTTTTTCTTCTTTTTCAAGTGGTAATTGATATGTGATTGTAGAACGACACCAATGAAAATGGTCATCTATAGGTGGACAATTCAATCCAACTACTAACCCATAACACCTATACTTTGTCATTTTGCTATTGTTCTCACTATATCGCTCAAATTCATTCCAATCATGTACTTTAAATATTTGCCCATCTAAACTTTTACACATCTTTGTAGTCTTGCTATCTTCTACCGAAACAAATTCTACTTCTGCTTTATTGTCAAAACTATAAATACCTTCTAGTTTCGCTTTATTGTTTATTCCTATAAGCGTTAAATCTGTATCTCCACTTATCTTATTGCCATTTATATTAAGTCTAGAATTTTGTTGTCGCTTGATTAGATTTTGATATATATCATTTGTTATATCTAACTCTTTTTGTTGCTGTAAATCGATTGTCGCTTGTCGATATATCTGGTCTGCATTATATTTTGCTGTTGCCTGTATATAATCTTTCCATATATAACCTTTTGCATTTGGCATCATCATTAAAGCAAGAAAAATAGCATCAGGCATTACTGATACTACTTTCTTTTTCTTTAATGTTTTATTTACTTCTTCTTGGCCTTGTTTATAATAATAATTCGCATCTTCTTTGAATATATTTAGCTCTGTTTCTTCTAGTTTGCTTTGCTCTTCTATATATGCACCGTATATAAGCAACTCTAAAATTTCACTATTTTTCACTCTTGTCCTTTTATAAATGTTTTTAGCTTGTATTCCAAAGTCACCCGTAAGTAAGTCTTTATCTTGCCATTCTTCTATATATGTATTTATCCTTTTCTTCGTCTTGGTATCTGCTATACTATATAAACTATTAAAATCAAAATTTATGCTATTGAATATTTCTTGTATCTTGTTTTGAGTTTGTTTGCTTATCTTTAGATATATCTGTTTTAGCTTTTGCATCTGCGTGTCGTGATACTTCCACATTTCCATTTGTATCACCTACTTTTCCATTATCTTTAATTTCATATTGTTGATTTCCTTGTCCTAATTTTTGCATATTGTCTAAATTCTTTTGCATATTTTCTTCATTTTGTGTATCCATTTCTGCAAGTTCACTTTCGCTATCTAGCTCATAAGGTAAATGAGCTATTACAGTTTTATCACTTAATAATCCTCTTAGTTTTAACCAATTGTCTACAATTTCCTGATTGTTTTGTGGTAAATTTCTTGTAAGTATTATTTCTATGTCTCTAAAATCATACTCTGTATTTTTCTTGAAATTAATTCTGTCTGTAATCATTTCCCACATTCTTAATAATTCTTTTTCAAATAACTTGTCTGCTTGTTGTAGAACTTGGTCAAGAGGGAAAAATTTCTTCTCTAATGCTGAAGCATTATCTGCATCTGTAAAACCTTGGTCTGTTACATTAGGTACTCCACTAATCATCAATGCTAAATCTAAGCATGTCTTTTTATGGTTTTCTGACGCCGTATCATTTATATCTTTTGTTACCCAACCTATATCTCCTGTATTATCAGGTGTATAAAATACCTTAGCATTTAATATTGCATTATCTTCAGCTACTCTTGCTGGATTTTGTATCATTATTGGATTTCCATTACTGTCTGTTTTTGTTGTTCCATCTTCATTTGTGGCCTCTATAACAGCATGATTATCTGGTGTATATCCTGTTATCTTTAATTTTGCATCATCGTTATACTGAAATATATTTGCGTTATTTCTTATTACTTGTTCATGTTTTTTTATCAAAGTAATTGCATTTTCAAATAATGCTAATCCGTCTGGATTTTCCACTGCAAATACAGGTAAATCATTCCATAATACTTCTTTGCTATCTTCTGTTTTTTCTTTAAACTCAAATTTACTACTGCTATTAATTGATTTCTTCTCAATTCCATCTATGTAGTGTTTTTTATATTTTTTTGTGATTAATTCTAAATGAGTTATTATGCCATCTTTAGAATTTTCGTACCAAGGTCTTAATAATCCTATTTTTTGAGATGGCGTTTCATAATTCCAAATAGCTATACTCGTTAAACTTGATGTATGTGCATATACGACTTCATTGTCCTTATTTTCGTACACTAATCCATAGCAAGCACCTGTATTTATATAATCCTTAACACAGTCATAGAAAAAGCTACCATTGTCATTATATTTTGTAATATAATCAATGATAGCTTGAAATTCATCTGGATTGTTTTTATCTCCAAATACTTTTTCAAATACTTTTTTTAATATCCCTTTTTGTGTTTCATTTATTTTCTTTACTTTATACTGTGGTTCTTTTCCCCCAAAATATCCACTTGCTATTGTAGAAATATAGAACTCTAAAGCAACTATTACATCGCTGTCATCATATTTTCTTGTATATCTATCATACAATTTCTTCCTGTGTTGTAATATTGGTAATGCTTTTCCCCATAGTACATTTATATTATTTGCTATATTCTTTTCATCTAAAAAATCTTCTGAATATTGTATCTTTTCTACTACTGACATTCTTGTCCTCCTATACTACTTTATTATATCCAAACTGCATTGTATTTGGTTTTGGATGTTCATATACACCTGTTAAACAATCTTCTGCATCATCATGTTCATTTTTGCCTGTTCTTGTATAATGTTTTATATGTTTAGCAAACTCTGGCCATTTATCTTCCCAATTTAACGGAAAATATATATTATTCATTACTGCTGTTGAATTACTTAGTATTCTTGCTTGCTTATTTTCTCCTTGGTGAAACCAATTTACTTTTGTATGTGTGTTTTTTAAATTCTTTAATTCTCTTTGCACATTTCTTGCGAATCCTCTTCCACCATTGTTGCTCTCTATATTAGAATATCCAACTCTATCTTTTGTTAGCATTTTTGCTACTGCTGGCTCTGTTATTTCCATTGATTCTTGTGTATAAATGATGTCTAATATGTAATAATCACTACCATACATTTGATAATCTATAGAACATAAATAATCATCACCTTCATCAGCAGTATCTGTATAATTCATAATATAATGTGCTGGTGGTAATTTATCATACGTTTTAAATCCACTATATAATCTATTCTTTATATCTATTGGTTCTTGTTGATAATTTGCATATATTATGTCTTTGTTCATATTCTTTGTTTTTAATTCATAATCTTCTTTGCTTAATACTTCTTCACAAAGCATTGAACCATCATTTTGTATAGCTTTATAATTAATGTGTCTTACATTGTCAAAATTCTCTAATACATATCCAGCTAGGTCATTACTTGCCCATCTAGTCATTATTATTATCAATTTGAATCCGTTTTCTGTTCTAGATAACATTGTATTATTGAACCAATCTATTTGTTTTTGTAAAACATTTTCGTTATATGCTTCTTGTACGTTCTTTATTAAATCATCAATTATCATCAATGTACATCCAAATCCTGTTGCTGTTCCTGTTGGAGATGTTGCCAAATAGTTTGCTTGTCCACTCCCTTCTAATGCCCATTTACTTGCACTTGCTTCTCCATATTTTATCTTTGTATTAGGAAATATATCATTATATACAATTATTCCTTCTGTCTTCTCTGATGCTATTGTATCTCTTACTGATTTTGCAAATGTTCCTGATAATGTTTCATTATATGATCCAGTCATTATCTTTTCATTTGGATTTATTCCTAATGTCCATTCTACAAACTTTCCAGCAGTTCTCGACTTTCCGTGTCTTGGTGGTATATTAATTACACAAATCTTTTCATCACTATTATAAAAGTCTTGTAATTGATTGCATAAATCTTTTAAATACTCTCTATCATCCTTATAGAAGTCTGGTGCAGTTAATTCGCAATACGAAAAAAAATCACGTCTAGCTAATTCTAAACGTGCTTGTTTGATTAATTCGTTTTTTATTTTACTATTTATCATTTTTAATCAACTGCCTTAATTCTTCTGTTGACAGTTCAGAGAATGGATTATTAATATTTCCGCTATGTTGTATTTCTTGTTTGTCTGACCAACCATAATTATTTTTTAAATTAAATATTATACCTGTAGCGCTACTATCATTTATTAGCCTTTTTTCCAAATAATTTTCTACCTTTAACTTTGCTTTTTTTATAGTGGGGAAAAATTCGCTATCTTTAGCATAATTATTTATACTTTTTCTATCTAAATCTAAAGCCAGTGCTAATCCAGTTATTGTATATGGTTCTTTATTTTGGTCGCACTCACTAAAGTATTTATCTATTTTTTGTTGCATTACTTCTACCTCTGTATATGCTTTTGGTCTTCCTTTTTTCTTTACCATCTACTCACCTACTTCTATATCTCCTTCTCAAAGCATTTGCTTTCATCATCACATCCGTGACATTTCTTTTTCATACACTTTTCATAACTGTAACATCTAGCTTTTCTGTCTAATGTTACTGTAATATGACATAAGTCCTCCTGGTTGTTTCTATTACTACACTCTTTGCATAATACTCTCTTGTATGTGTCGTATATGCTTTCTTCTGTTAGTGTTTTTCTTTTTCTGTTCTTTATTATTTCTTCTATTGTGTTCATAAGGATTTCCTCCTATTTTTTAATTTTCTTTTAATACATCTTCTACTCTTTCTTCAAATCTTTTTACATAATCATTAAAGTTTGCAATAGCACTAAAGACGTCATGTCTATTTATTACACATACTTTTCTACAGTTATATAATCTTTTTTTAGGTTCTGCATAATTAACATATATCTCTAATTTATCTTTTAAAGGTATGCAAAAAAAGTCTAAACACCTTAATGCTTTTACTCTATTTATTAAAGTAATTGCTAATTTTCTCATAAAATATTTATCTATTATTCTATCTAGCATATTTACCTCTTTTCTGTTTTTATAAACACTATGTAATGATATATTTTTCAAACCATAGTTCTTCTTTTTTTTAGTCGATAAACTTTGGTTATAAACCTCGACTTACCAATGTTGACGAGTATTGGTGCTTACTAGCCTCAAGTTGTCATCTTGAACTTAGCAGTACTTTTTCTATATATCACTACATACTACCTACAAAATAATTGAAGCGAGTTACTATCGTTTATATCTACAGAACTTCGCTAAGATTAGATTAGCTCTTACGAGCAATATACTCTTATATCGACATACGTTTCGATATTATCGGACATAAGTATCCGTTCTATTCTTAAATAGAAAATCAACATATTCTTCCGGTATATGTAACGGTTAGGCAGTTAAATTATGTGTTTTCTTTTAACTTTGACACTCTACTCAAAGCACCTAATTGGTTGCAGAAACAGGATTCGAACCTGTGATTTTGTGGTTATGAGCCACACGAGATGACCTCTTCTCTATCCTGCAATATAAATCGAACTCGCTAGGTGAGTTCTAAAATACAAAAGATTTTGGAGTTTCCCTTAGGCATATAATACAACTATATATATTAACAGTTAATCCTAGCACTTAACTGGTAATACCATAATAAAAAGAGCTTACCATGACCTGATAAACTCTTTATAATATTTTTTGTAAAATTCTGTAGTATTTTATTGATTATTCTTTTAAGTCGTAGTATAATGACTTTGTTTCCCATATTACTTATCCTCAGGAAGGTGGTGATATGATGGATAAGTTTATAATGCTTGCTGTATTAGTTTTTATTTATTTAATCTTGTCATTATTTAAATAAGCTAATACATAAAAATACTAGAGTCTGACACACTCTAGTATTTTTTGTTTCCTTAATAGATAAGTTTTTGCTTGCTTTGAAATGGTTGTTGTATTTCCTTCATAATCTATATAACTCATTTCTATGCTATTATTATACTAGAGTTAATGTAAAAAATCAATACTTTTTTGTGTATTTTGTACAACTTTTTTTGTGTATTTTGTACAACACTTTTTATGCTTTTTCTTCAATACTTTTGTTATATTTTATTCATTCACTCCTATATTATATCA